AAGATAACCAAAAAAAAAGTGAGTTCATAAAATTCGTTGTCCTTGTTTGGTCTGCTGGTCTCCTGACTGCAAGCTATGCGGGATGGATGGAGAAGATGGATCCTACTTATGTCGCTTCAATTCTTAGCGGCACCTTGGCAACCTTTTCAATTACAAGAGAAAAGAACAAATGAAAAGACTTCTAGTCTTGTTACTGATTTCTGCACCTGTTTCAGCACAGTCAGTTACACCTAACTTTACTCAAGGTAGTATGAACTCTACTACCACTACAACCATTGATATCGACCGTACAATTGAAACAGAAGTGTACGGAGGAGCTTATAAATCATGGTCTGGAACCAACATTACACCCAGTGGTTCAATAGACGATTCAAACACTACATTCTCACTTACTACAGCAGGCGACGACTTTCAGCTGGAAATTGTAGAAAGAGCAGCTGGGATCATCGAAACGATCGACATCACCGAAACTATCGAGTCAACCTCTACCACTACTTCCTTGTCAGTGTTCTCTCAGTAACACCTGCGTTAGCTAATGAACCAACAGTCTCCAACAATGCAAACCCTGTAGCTGCTGCTACTGGCAACGTCACTAACCAGGCTGTTCAATTCCAAAACAACGGTGCTCCTAGCAGACAATACTTTGTCAATGGGAACTCTTGTAATGGCACGACCATGACATTCCAACCTTTTTATTTGGGTGGTGATGTCCATACTGATACCTATCAACGCACTGGTAACTTTGGCGTTCAGATCGGTCTTTCAGTACCGCTTGATGGCGGAATGGTTGAAACGTGTAAGCAGATAGCAAGACGACACGAACAAAAGATGCGTCTTGACTACGAGCTTGTTCGCGCATTGAAGTGCACAGAAATAATGAAAAGCGGCTTTACGTTTCGTCCTGGCAGCCGAGTATCGGTTTTATGCCAAGACATCGTGCCGATTGTACTAATCGACAAAAGGGATCTCAACTGGTAATGCTAGAAGCAACAGTAACTGCTGTCATTGCTTGTATTGCAGGCGGGGCAGCACTTAATAACAGACTACACAACAGAATAGGAAATGTACATGACCGTATCAGCGGTCTTGACCGTCGTATTGACACTTTAGAGCTGACAGTAGCTCAAGAATACGTATCTAAAACTGATCTTGCCACCTTGGTATCCAGGATGGAAGACCACATGATCCGTATTGAAAACAAACTAGATCAAATCGTACTAAGAAATAGCTAATGTCCTACCAACTTGTTGACAATATCCGTGGCAAAGTCCTTCAAGAGTTTGCAACCAAGGCGGAAGCAGAAAAAGCTTTTAGCCACCAGTCCAGTGAAGCTGATCTATCTATTGTAGAACCAGTTAAAAAGACAACACCCAAAAAGAAGGCTGCACTTAAAGTCTAATGGCATACTCTAAACCTGAACGCAAAAAGCATCAAAAGAAAAAGCCCAAGTTAACGCGTCTTGATAAGGCTGATCCAAAATCTTATGAAGAGCGTGCAAGAGGTTCTAGGCGCTCTCAAATTGAGCGAGATTTAAACGAACACAGTAGAACAATTCGACATTTATCAAGAAAAGGCTTAAAAATTAATCCCGCCAATAAGAAGCGTTATCATAAATCGCGTGAAATGTGATGAACAAAAAAGCAACTGAAGATCAGTTTCACGAACTCCATAATTTAGTTACTAAAGAGTTTCTTGCCCGAATTAAATCAGGTGAAGCTACAACACAAGATCTTAAAGCAGCGTGTGATTGGCTCAAAACCAATGACATCAGTGGTGTTGCCTATGACGGTAACCCATTGTCCAAGCTAGCCAGCGTTATGCCTGAGATCGATCCTGAACTTGTACAAACGAGACTTTATGGCAAGCGGTAAAACATCTCAGTATTACAAGAAAAACCCTGCTGCACGTAAGCGTCGTCTTAAGCAGCAGGCAAAATATAACAAGTCTAAGAAGGGACTAAAGATACGTACAGCTGCCAACAAGTGCAATCGCAAGATGGGTACTTACGGTAATAGAGACGGTAAAGACTCAAGTCATACCGGACCTAATACCTGTAAAAAAGAATCCATGAAGATTAACCGGACACGTCCGCGCAAAGGTAAAAAGTATGCCTAAGAAAAAACGTGTTAGAAATTCTGTTATTGACAAATTGTTGATACAACATAATAGAGCTGATCAATCAATGAGCACCATTAAACCTATATCTAAAGGCACTTATAAAGAACGTGCTACTTACTTTGGTGAAGGTGGTGCCTCTGCTGATTGGCAGGGTCCTATTGGTGGTTTAGGTGGCATGAGTCAGTTTCCGGGTACTAATGATCAAATGCCAGGTACAACTCCAATATTTCCAAAATTAACTCCTTTAGAAAGACTTTTAGAACTCTTACGTATTAAAAAAAAGCGTAGACCACCTATGACGCCACCTAAATTAAATCATCCTGGTTTTATTTAGATGACTCCACTTCTTCCAACTCCTGATCATTACCTTAACAACCTAATAACCATGACATCCTCTGAAGCAAAGCGTCTTTGGAGGCGCAGCATTAAAGAGCATTTTGGCTGTACATGTGTTTATTGCGGAGCAACTTATGAATTACACGAACTTACTTTGGATCACGTTCATCCTCGCACCTTTGGCGGTGAGGATATTACCAGCAATCTGGTATGCGCTTGTACTCAATGTAATCAGGACAAAGGAAGTACACATTGGCGTTCTTGGATGAGAGGACGCTTTGGATTAAACCTTCTACGTGAAGGACTTATAAATCAACATATTAATACTGATGGCCCCAAGAATTACATCTGCGCGGGAACGTAATAAGCGTTCTGCGTCTAAACGACCGACATCTTCAGCATCAAGAGCATCAAGATCAAGAGCTTCAAGCAATTCAAGTAACGTTACTAGCGACAGACTTAGGAAAGCACTTGAAGGAGTAAAGCGTCGTAATAACACCACCTCTGCACGTAATCGCGCTGCTCGTTCTAGAACTTCTACTGCGTCTACAACACAAGGTAGAGGTGTTACTCGTACTACAGGTAATGCTAGAGGAACACAAGGTCCAGCACGTGCGTCTGTACAAGGACCACGCACACCTTCCGTACAAGGACCTTCCCGTGCAACTGGTGGTGGTTTGTTAGGCAGTCGCCAACCGCCAACAAAAACCCCTAGTCAACCCCCACGTGTACAAGGTACACCGGGTGTTGCTGGAGGTTCGGGATCCCTGCAAGTCAGAAACGCAATTCAAAATACTGGTAGAGGTATTAGTGTTGCCAGAGCTTTAACTTCTGGAAATCCGTACTCTGCAACTGGACTAGCAATTGCTCATGACATCATGAATCGTGGTGTTAATCCTGGAACCTTGGAAGGCAGAACACCTGCTGAAATGGGTACACAGCAACAAGGACCACCTGCTCCTAAAGCTAAAACTAAATCTAAACCTGCTTTTAAAGCACCTACTAAAAAACCTGCAAAAAATACAGCAGTACTATCTAAAAAAGGTGGTAAAACTGGTTCTTCAGTTAACGGACTGTTTATTGCTCATCCTTGGTCTGCTGAGCAACGCATGCGTTATGCAGCTAGAGGCGGTAAGTAATACGTGGATACCCTCGATCTACTGAGGGGTGATTTCAAGCTGTTCCTGCAAGCACTGTGGCAGCAGCTTGACCTTCCTTCGCCCACACGCGCACAGTACGCAATTGCAGACTATCTACAACACGGTCCTAAGCGTCTACAGATTCAAGCCTTCCGAGGAGTCGGCAAAAGCTGGATTACAGGTGCCTTCGTGTTGTGGACACTATTTAAAGATTCAGAACGGAAAATTATGATTATCTCTGCGTCTAAAGAACGTGCAGATAACATGTCTATCTTCCTACAAAAACTAATTATCGAGACACCTTGGCTGTCTCACCTACAACCTAAATCAGATGATAGTCGCTGGAGTCGTATTAGCTTTGATGTTAATTGTAGTCCTCACCAGGCCCCCTCAGTCAAATCAGTAGGCATCACGGGCCAATTGACTGGATCGAGGGCAGATTTACTCGTACTTGACGATATTGAAGTTCCTGGCAACAGTCTCACTGAGATGATGAGGGAGAAACTTCTACAACTTTGTACAGAAGCTGAATCCATCTTGACACCTAAAGATGACAGTCGAATTATGTACCTCGGTACTCCTCAGACGGTCTTTACGGTCTACAGGAAGCTCGCAGAACGTAACTACAGACCCTTTGTATGGCCAGCTAGGTATCCTCGTAAATTAACTAATTACGAAGGTCTCCTTGCACCTCAACTACAAGAAGATATTGACCAAGGTGCTGACAAATGGCAAGTAACTGACCCGGATAGATTTGATGAAGAAGATCTTATTGAGCGTGAAGCGGCAATGGGCCGATCTAACTTCATGCTCCAATTCATGCTCGATACGTCACTCAGTGACGCCGAAAAGTTCCCACTTAAGATGGCTGACCTTATTGTCACCTCTGTTAATCCTAAGTCCGCTCCAGATGATATCGTCTGGTGCTCAGACCCACGAAACGTCATCAAGGAATTACCGACTGTCGGACTACCTGGAGATTATTTCTACAGTCCAATGCAGCTCAGCGGAGACTGGGATTCCTACCAAGAAACAATCTGCTCAGTTGATCCGTCGGGTCGTGGCACAGATGAGACAGCAGCAGCTTATATCTCGCAGCGAAATGGTTTTCTGTACTTGCATGAAATGCGAGCTTACAGAGATGGATACTCTGACCAAACGCTTTTGGACATTCTGAAAGGCTGCGGCAAATACGGAGTAACCAAACTTGTCATAGAAACTAACTTCGGTGACGGTATCGTCTCTGAACTATTTAAAAAACACCTAATTCAAACTAAACAAGGTATTGATGTCGAAGAAGTCCGCGCCAACGTCAGAAAAGAAGACCGTATTATCGACGCTCTGGAACCCATTCTCAACCAGCATCGTCTTGTTGTGGATCGCTCTGTTATTGATTGGGACTACAACTCCAACAAAGACGCTCCCCCTGAACAACGAATCCTCTACATGCTCTTCTATCAGATGAGTCGCATGTGCCGTGAAAAAGGTGCAGTTAAACATGACGACAGAATTGACTGCTTAGCTCAAGGTGTTAAATA